TGGCATGAACTACGCTGCACTTGTAGTTGCGATTTCCGATTACACGGAGAACACCTTTCAAACGGTGGATGTAAACCTGTTCATTACGCAGGCAGAGCAGCGCATCTACAACTCGGTGCAGTTCCCGTCTTTGCGTAAAAATGTGACAGGAACGTTGACTGCTAGCAATAAGTATTTGTCTTGCCCAGACGATTTTTTATCACCATATTCACTGGCTATTTTCCCAGTGGGCGGGGGGGACTACACGTATTTGTTAAACAAAGACGTGAACTTCATGCGCGAAGCGTACCCCAACCCGACTTCCACAGGGACACCAAAGTACTACGCACTATTTGGCCCAACAGTTTCTGGAAGCACTATCAGCAATGAGTTGACATTCATCCTTGGCCCCACGCCGGATACAACTTACTCTGCTGAGCTGCACTATTACTACTACCCTGAGTCCATCACCACCGCTTCTAGCGGGCAAACTTGGCTTGGCGACAACTTCGATACTGTACTGCTGTACGCTTCTTTGGTTGAAGCTTACACTTACATGAAGGGTGAGCAGGACATGATGGCGCTGTACAACCAGAAGTTTATGGAAGCCCTTGCACTGGCCAAACGTCTGGGTGATGGTCTGGAGCGTCAGGACGCGTACCGCAATGGCCAGTTTAGACAGGCGGTCACATGAGCATAGTCCAAACCCAAACCACCAGCTTCAAAAAGGAGTTGTACCAAGGCATCCACGACCTGTCTACGGATACGATCTACATCGCCTTGTACACCTCCTTGGCTGATTTGAACGCCGCGACTACAGCGTATTCGGTTTCTACAGTTGGACAGGTGTCAGCTACAGGCTACACGGCTGGCGGGCAGATTATGACTGGGGTTGCCATCAATACGGACGGCTACACAGCCTACGTCAACTGGAACAACGTGTCTTGGACGGCAGCTTTGACGGCTCGCTGTGCGCTAATGTACAACGTTACCAAAGGCAACAAATCAATTGCTGTATTGGATTTTGGCTCTGACAAAACGTCAACCACCACGTTTACAATCACAATGCCTTCCAATACCTCAACAACCGCACTTATTAGGAGTTCAAATTGATCGTTACCACTACCAAAGGCGACATGGACGATTCTTTGCTGGAAAGAAAAGATGGCTCCTTGGACAATGACATTGAAACAACAACATGGACAGAGTATTGGTTGGATGGAGAGCTTGTCCATCGTTCTGTGCATGTGACCCTAAAAACCTCCCCTGCGCTGTTTGCAGAAGCAGCAAGCTTTTAATAAGGAAATATCATGGCTAATACCCAATCAATGTGTACTTCGTTCATGGGGCAGTTGCTCACTGGCGGTCACCAATTCGGCTCCATCACGCTTGTTTCGCGTGGTAGCTTAACCGCTCCTACAACCGATACGTTTAAAGCCGCGCTGTACTTTGCATCCGCTACTGTAAATGCAGCCACTACTGCTTACTCTACAACAGGCGAGGTAACCAATACGTCTGGCACGGGATACACGGCAGGCGGCGTAACGGTAACCAACGGAACAGCCCCCACCGCTACAAACAGCTCTTCTACTGCTGGTGTGGCTTACTGGACTCCTACAGCAAGTTTTTCGTGGAGCGCATTGACTGTAACTACAGCATTTGATTCGGTGCTGATTTACAACGCTACGCAGAACAACACGGCTGTCAGCGTTCATACCTTTGGCTCACAGACTGTGACTGCTGGTACGTTTACATTGACCATGCCTTCCAACAGTACAACTACCGCGCTGCTCCGTTTAGCAACAACGTAATACCCTGATGTAAGGTTGGTATGGCAACCGCATGGGGCGCGAGTACTTGGGGCAGTAATACTTGGGGCGGTTCACAAGCCGCCTTGACGGGTAATGCTGCCTCGGGTAATCTTGGCACTGCTACTGCCAATATAACTATCGCGCTTACTGGGGTTAGTGCAACAGGTAGCGTAGGCACTGAAGTCAATAATAAGACGGTTGCTCTTACAGGTGTTAATGCGGCAGGTAATGCCGGTACAGTATCAGTAGCAGCTCGGTCTTTTGCTCTAACAGGGGTTCTTGCTTCTGGGGCAGTCGGTACAGTAACTGACACCATATCCCCGGCAGAAACAGGGGTAGCAGCTTTAGGTAATGTTGGAACAACGTCTCCAAATACCACAATTGCACTTACTGGAGTTAGTGCTTCTGGTAACGCAGGCACGGTATCCGTAGCCGCCAGATCATTTGCATTAACTGGCGTTTCTGCGGCAGGATTAGTTGGCACAGTTGGTGTATCTACTTCTTTTAGTATTGCCCTGACTGGTGTTTCTGCGACAGGAGCAGTTGGCACAGTTATTGGTACAGCCGGTCAGATTGCTGCCGCAACCGGGGTGCAAGCATCAGGATCTGTTGGCACAGTATCCGTAGCAGAACGTCAAATTGCACTGACAGGTGTAGCTGCGGCAGGAAATGCAGGAACAGTAGTTGCAGGCATATCGGTAGCACTTACAGGGGTTGGGGCGGCTGGAAATGTAGGATTAGTTAGTGCCTCCACTTCTTATAGTATTGCGCTAACTGGCGTTTCAGCAAGCGGAAGTGTTGGGACAAGCGCACCAAGTACAACAGTTGCGCTAACAGGTGTATCTGCTTCCGGCGCTGTGGGTACAGTTGTAGATACGATATCTCCGGCAGAAACTGGGGTTGCAGCAATTGGTAGTGTAGGTAGTACCGCGCCAAGTACGACAGTGGCTCTTACAGGAGTATCCGCTTCTGGTGCAGTTAATACTGTCACTAGGGTAAATATTGTTAATAGCGTAACCGCTACAGGATCAGTCGGAACTCCTTCTGCAAACATTACTATAGCTTTAACAGGGGTAAATTCTTCTGGCGCAACGGGCAGCACAGGCCTTGCAAAAGTTTTTGCTCTAGCAGGAGCGGCTGCTTCTGGTAGTGTGGGGTCAGTAGGATTAGGTACTCGGTCCTTTGCCCTTACAGGAACTTACGCAAAAGGTGACGTAGGTATTGTGACTGCGGTATATTGGAAACTAATTGATGACATGCAATCGCCAAACTGGCAAAATATAGGGGACAGTCAGTCCCCGAACTGGCAAAATATAGACAACGCCGAAACCCCCGGATGGGTTGTTGTCTCAACGGCTTAGGAGCTTTAAATGACGGTCAACTACACAACCAATCTTGCCCTTGGGCAACCAGTAACCGGTACAGAATCCGGCACATGGGGCGACGATGTAAACAACAGCGTTACATCATATTTGGACATTGCTATTGCGGGCGGCTTGGCAGTCACAGTAACAACAACCGATGTCACCCTAACCAATACGCAGGGTACAAGCTCCGCGACTAACATTGGATCAACGACTGCCCAGTACGCAATTTTGAACGTTAGCGGGGCAATGACTGGGGCAAGAAACCTGATTGTTCCCAGCAGCAGCAAGTCTTACATCATCTACAACAACACAACCGGTGGCTACACACTGACGGTTAAAGGCTCAGCTACCACAGGCGTGGGCTTGGTCAATGGCGAGAAAGCTATTGTTGCTTGGAATGGGTCGGACTACATTAAGATTTCTTCGTCGGTTATTACTAATTTGACAGGAACGCTAGGCGTTGCAAATGGTGGCACAGGACTGACTTCTGGAACATCGGGCGGCGTACCCTACTACTCTGCTACAGGAACAATTGCTTCTTCTGCCGCGTTAGCAGCCAGCTCTTTGGTTCTTGGTGGTGGAGCAGGGGCTGCACCCGCAACCACATCTACCGGTACAGGTGTAGTTACAGCTCTTGGTACTGCCGTTGGTTCTGCCGGGGCTTTTGTAGTCAATGGAGGGGCGCTTGGCACACCATCCAGCGGAACTTTAACTAATGCTACGGGTTTACCCTTATCTACCGGTGTAACAGGCACTTTACCAATTGCTAACGGTGGCACAGGACTGACTACTACTCCGGCAAACGGTGCATTGGACATTGGTAATGGCACAAACTTTACTCGCACAACATTGACTGCGGGCACAGGCGTAAGTATTACAAATGCTTCTGGGTCAATTACGATTGCTGCGACAGGATCAGGTGGAACGGTAACTTCAGTTGCTGCTTCAGTACCTTCATTTTTATCAGTAACAGGTTCTCCAGTTACCACTAGTGGAACGCTAGCAATTAGTTATTCTGGAACTGCGCTTCCCGTGGCCAATGGAGGAACAGGCCAGACTTCTTATACAGATGGCCAATTGTTAATTGGAAATACAGTCGGCAATACGTTGACTAAAGCCACTTTGACAGCGGGGTCTGGTGTAAGCATTACAAACGGGAATGGATCTATTTCTATTTCTGCTACCGGTTCTGGAGGTTCAGTAACATCTGTGGCGGCATCTGTGCCTAGTTTCTTGTCAGTTACTGGCTCTCCAATTACGACCAGTGGAACACTTGCAATTAGCTACTCAGGCACAGCATTGCCGGTAGCTAACGGTGGTACAGGCTTAACTTCTGGAACTTCTGGTGGTGTTCTTTATTATTCTGCAACTGGAACACTAGCCTCTTCGGCAGCGCTTGCATCAAATGCGCTGGTTATAGGCGGAGGCGCAGGAGTTGCACCTTCTACAATCACAACCGGAACTGGGGTAGTGACCGCGCTGGGTGTGAATACCGGATCAGCGGGAGCGTTTGTTGTCAACGGCGGAGCGCTTGGAACTCCCTCTAGTGGCACTTTAACCAATTGCTCATTCCCCACTTTTAACCAAAATACCACAGGGTCTGCTGCTACATTTACTAGCACTACACAAAATTCACAATTTAATTCAATTGGTGTGGGCACGGCGGGTTCGGGCACGGCTGGCGAAATTCGCGCTACTAATAACGTCACGGCTTATTACTCTGATGACCGGCTTAAAACTCGGCTGGGTAGTATTGATAGCGCTTTGGACAAAGTGCGTACGTTAGACGCGTTTTATTACGAAGCAAATCAAACCGCGCAAGACCTAGGATATTCTATTGTGCGTGAAGTTGGTATTTCAGCCCAGCAAGTACAGGTAATAATGCCCGAAGTTGTGGCCCCAGCTCCAATCGACGATAAGTACTTGACTGTGCGCTATGAGCGCCTTGTGCCGCTGTTAATTGCAGCAATCAAAGAATTGGAAACAAAGGTTAAAGTGTTGGAGGCTAAATAATGACATTGCCTACATCTGGCGCGCTTACGTTAGCTGATATTCAAACTGAATTTGGGGGATCTAACCCTATCGGCTTGAATGAATATTATGCTGGCGGATCTTACGTTGCCGCCGGGACATCCGGCACTTATGGCGCTGTACCTAGTAGCGGAACTATATCAATACAAAATTTTTATGGTACATCTGCGGTAACTGTACCAACAGCACCTACTATCGGCACGGCTACAGCTACCGGATCAACGACTGCTACCGTTTCTTACACGGCCTCTTCCAGCAATGGCGGGTCAACAATTACCTCCTATACAGCAATATCTACCCCCGGTAGCATTACAGGAACCTTGGCTACATCTGGTTCAGGTACTATTACGGTATCTGGGCTATCTACTGGAACTTCATACACGTTTAAAGTGTATGCCACAAATGCAGTTGGAAACAGCCCACAAAGTGCTGCAAGTAATAGCATAACAACAACAGCTAACTCTTATATTACTTATTTCTCATATAACAATTCAAATGGAACTCAGGGAGCGGTAAGTTATGATAATGTCAATGACAAAGTTTCTGTGGGTTTAACTTTAGATTTGACGCTTAGCCCAGCTAATAGAACCTTTGGTAGATTAAACGCAAGTACATTTGCGCTTGATTATGCAGTAGGATCTTCGGGGGGAAGTTCATACAGCCCTGCACAAGGTGTATACAATGCCGCAGGTGGCTACACCCTATTTAACTGGAACCCATCTACCCCCTATGCAATTCCAGTCGCTGCTGTTACAGATGCAAGTTCCCCCGTTCAATCATGGACAAAACAATACGCTATATCAAATTCAACATATTCATTAGCTAGTCCATTTTACTATGGCGTAGGTTTTGATAGTTCAGGAAATGCGTACTATGCAGGCGGACTTTATGGTACAGCTTGCTATGGATGCTGTGGATCTTATACCACTTGGGCTTCATATGTATTTAAAACAAATTCCTCTGGCACAATTACTTGGAATATTGCATTTAATTATGGTCAACTAGGGGGAGGCCCAGATTACAGTGCGGTGTTAGGTGGTATAGCAGTTACTTCTGCCGGAACAATATACACTGTGGGAGGCCTTGGAGATGGTTATGGCTATGGCCTTTACCTAGTAAAACTAAATTCTAGTGGAACAGTTACATGGGATAAAAGATTAATGTATTCTGGATCTGCTAGTGCACCCTATATCAACCGTACGGCTAATCAATGTATTGGTATAGATTCTTCTGAAAATATATACATAGCTTGCACTTGGTTCCCATATGATATTGCGCTTAATGTAACAAAGGTAAATAGTTCAGGTACCCTACAGTGGTCTAGGTCGTTAGCTTATTCTGGACTTGGAAATGCAAATATATACTCTGGAATAAAAGTAGATTCGTCAGGAAATGTATATGCGTGGGGTAGTGTTGCCGGTACGTTGTTTTTTGCAAAATGGAATACTAGTGGAGTTTTGCAATTCCAAAGAACATGGACTGTATCAGGTGGATCTGGCGCTATAACTGCGGGCCTACAAGAAATGGCTATTGCAAATGATGGGTCAATTCTTTTAGGTGCAAAGGGCACTACGACTAGTACCTCCTCAAACCCAATGTATTTTAAACTTCCAGCAGACGGGTCTAAAACAGGATCTTATACAGTTGGAGGGGCAACATACACATACGCCGCAGCAAGTGGCTCTGAGTATGCTTTGGGTGTTACCGCATCGGCTGGCCCCGGAATTAGCTCTATAACATCAAGCACAAATTTCACAACATACAGCTACTCAACTTATAGCTTCAGTAACGCATCTACTACCCAAACTACGGTGACACTATGAGCAGTTACATAAATACGGTAACAATGGAGTATCCCTTCTACGAAAGTGATATACGATTAATTTATCCTGAAATAGGTGAAATATTTGAACTTCCAGACCAAGTTTTTGCTTATGTAGAAGATGCTGTTAAACCTGAGCACGGGTACGATGAAAAATTTATTGAAAATGCCCCAGCGTATATTGGTGGAAAATGGATAAGGCAATTTACTATTGTGGCTATGACTCAAGAAGAAATTGATGAGCGGCAAAAGTTAATAGAGGAAATGAATTTACTTAGAAGACCAAAAGTCCATAGCCAAGAAAAACTTGATTCAACAGCGGGAGGTATTCCAGATGTTATCGGTTGAGATCTTAAAAGATTTGGGTGATATTCGTGGGGCAATGTATAGCTTTGAAAAAGCAGGGGATATTTTGCCGAAACACATGCACAATGAGTTTGATAACCACATAACAATTGTTGCTCTGGGTAAAATAAAAGTTTATTCTCACGATTGGGAAAAAGAAATAGTTTCAGGTCAATTGGTTAATTTTCGTTCTGGTGAGCCACATGAAATTATGGCTTTAGAGGATAACACCCGCATATTTAATATAGTTAAAAAATATGGCGGTGCGCCAAATGAATATAGAACCGTAGATGTACCGCCTGAAATACAAGTTGAAACAATTGAATTAAAGTAGCTTAGGTGGCCCATGATCGACCCGATAACCGCTTTTGCCACAGCCCAAGCGGCTGTCAAGGGAGTCCAAGCTGCCATTAAATTAGGTAAGGACATCCACGCCATCACTGGCGAAGCGATGAAGTTTTTTGAGGCCAAGGATGTGGTGCAGAAAGCCGCATCCCAGCCCAAGAGTACGTTTGCCAAGTCGGATACGGCGCAGGCCTTTGAGATCGTCATGCAGGCCAAGATGCTCAATGACGCTGAGAAGGAGCTGAACAACTGGATGGTGATGAGCGGCCACGCAGACTTGTGGCAGCAGCTACTAATCGAGCGCAACAACATCATTCAAAAGCGCAAGAAGCAGGAAATCTTGGACGAGCAACACGCTGCGGCCAAAAAGAAGGAAATGGACGAGTTGATTAACTGGCTATTGGGCGGCGCAATTGTTATTTTGGTTTTGGGCCTTGTTTTTTGGTGGCTCACTATGTTGTTGGAGAAACACTGATGCTTACGATCCTGTCTACACTGATTTCATTCTTGATGGGCGGCTTGCCCAAGCTGCTGGACTTTTTCCAAGACCGGCAGGACAAGGCGCATGAGCTTGCACTGGCGCAGATGCAGATCGAGCGGGAGCTGGAGCTACGCAAAGCTGGCTTTGAGGCACAGGAGCGAATAGAGCAAATCCATAGTGCCGACTTAGAACTGCAAACTAATGCCAAAGCTAATGAAAATTTGGTTAACGCCCAAGTTGCCGAAATGCAGGCCATCTACGAGCATGATGAGTCGCTCAATGAAGGAACCAGCCAGTGGATGAAGAACCTCCGTGCAGGTGTCCGCAGCTTTATTACCCTTGGATTCTTTGGTCTGCTGGTGTTCGTGGATATCGGCTTGTTTATCTACGGCTACAACAACGGCGTTCAGTTCCCTGT